TCAACGACAAGATCAAGTCACTGAATACTGACTACGCAAAAGCAAATGCTGAGTTTGCTGATGCATCCCGCATCAAGAACAGTTTCGAGATGGGTCAGAAGTACCAACAGCTTGACTCAAAAGAAGCCGCCGCCAACATCAAGAAGATGAATTCTGACGAGAAGGAAGCATTCAGACTTGGCATGATGGCAGACATCAATAAGCGTGTTGGTGACTTCAAAGGTGGTGACTTTTCTCGCCAAGTGTTCAAGTCTGACAATCAGAAGATGCTTGTTCGTTATGCATTTGATGACCAAAAAGCCTATAGCGACTTCTCTCAGTACGTTAAGGGTTTGACTAATCAGAGTGCAACTGCCAAGTCTTTGATTGGCGGCTCTAAGACTGGTGAACGTCTGGCTACTCAAGAGCAAGCCGGTGAACTTGGTCAAATGGCACAGTCTGCCGCTACTGGTGACTTGTTTGGAGTGGCTAGGGCGGCTGGTTCGTCCTTACTCGCTAGAACAAGGGGCATTAGCGGTGAGACTTCTGAAGCCTTGCAACAGCGTTTGTTTGCGACAGACCCTATTGAACAGCGTTTGATTCTGACTGAACTGAACAAGAGAGCCAAGGCTAAACCCACAGGCTTATTGTCTGGTGCGGCGGCACTTGGCACTGCCACAGGCATCTTAGGAGACTGAAATTGACCCAATCAGTCTTTGTCTCCTTGCGGCTGGCCTTGTCAAGAACATCCAAGCTGGCTGTGAACTTTACAAGCAAGCTAAAGAATCTTTTGTCGAGATTAGAGCCACTGCGGATGAAGTTATCGCTATTGGTAGAGAGGTTCAAGGTTTCTGGTCGAAACTTAGCGGTTTCTTTGGCGCTAGTCCCAAGCCTAAAGCTGTTAAGCCTACTGCAAAGCCTAAAAAGTCTCAGTATGTCGCTGTTGATGAAACTCAAGTCAAAGTTGACATCGTTAAGAACCTCACTGAGTTCTTCAAGCTCCAAGAACAACTAGCGGCTCACATTCGAGAAGAAGAAGAAAAGTCCAGAACAGTCTATGACCCAGACCAAAACCATATGGAGGCGGCGCTCAAGAGAGTGATGGCACAGCAAGAAATGGACAGGCTTGTAGTGACGATTAGGGAGACGATGGTGTACCAGTCACCGCCAGAGATGGGTGCTTTGTACAGTTCAGTTTTTGACATGAAAGAGGTCATACAGGAGGAACAAGATCAGGCTAGGCTAAAGCAAGAGGCTCAAGAGAGGTTTAAACAATGGCAACGCAAGGAGGAAAAAAGAGACTTCCAAGCAAAGTCAGCGTACCTAGTCGTAACCCTAATCCTTATAGCGTACCTTTGGATGTGGCTTCTATTCGTAGGAAAACTGGCGAGGACATAATGGGATGGATAGCGGCTTGCGTGTTGATTGCACTATTGTTGCCTATTGGCGCAATGCTGTACCTCGACATCTTAGAGGCCAAGCACGAGGTCAAGGAACAGGTCGAGAAGGTAGAACGGTTAAGAAGGCAAGTAGAACAGGAGAAACGCAAAAATGACAAACCATGAAATTAAACTGCTGGCGCTGACAATTTGTGCTGGCATCCTTTGCGGGTTGTTAGCGGGTTGTGAAGACAGATTCCGCTATAAGTGCCAAGACCCTGCAAACTTTGAACTTGCTGAGTGCAAGCCACCAATCTGTACCGCTACTGGTACTTGTCCAGATCAACTTACCAAAACAGAGAAGGAGTCGAAATAATGGCAACAGTAGGATATAAACAAAACAATCGTCTGTCACCAGAGGAGATTGAGGCTCGAGTATGGGCTTTTGTCATTGTGGTGATTGCATTGATTCTCATTGGTTCGTGCTTTAGCTTCATCTATTCTGTGACTTTTGTTACTCAGCCTATGGTTGGCATGGCTCCGATTGACAAGGTTTACACCAAGATGCTGAACGACATCATGTTGTTGTGTACTGGTGTTTTGGGTGGTGTTGCTGGTCGTAAGGCTGTGTCTGCTGTGGCTACTGCTAGTGCCAAGGCAGAAGCTGTTGACAACGACAACGATGAGCCGCCTAAGCCATGAGTAACATCCTTGGAGGCTTGTTGATTCTGGTCTTGGTCTTTGGTGGTGGCTACTGTACTGGTCAGCACTACGAGGCCAAGGCTCAACAAGAGGAAGTAGATCGTTTAAACACCCAAGCTAGGGCAAAGGAGGCGGCTTTGGTGGCCGCTGTAACCACCACATCAACTGCATTGAGGGTATCAAATGAAAAGGCCAAATTGGTTACAAAACAGCGTGATCTTGCTATTGACAGTGGTAATCTCAAGTTGCGCCTCAAAGCGTCCTGCCCCATACAAGCCCCCACAGATTCCACAACTCCCACAGGAGATAGTGGAGGAGAAGCACGAGCCGACCTTGACCCAGAGGTTGGAAAAGCTCTTTTCGCAATAGCCGAGGAGGGTGATCGAGCAATAACCAAGCTAAATGCTTGCATCAATTTGTACAACCAAGCCCTTGAATCACAGAAGGAAATCAAATGAACCTGTCAGCAAACTTCACCCTCAAAGAACTCACAAAGTCAGATACTGCCACCCGATTGGGCTTGGACAATACCCCTGATGACGAGGCTTTGGAGAACTTGAAAACCCTTTGCGAGAAGGTGTTGCAACCAGTTCGTGAACACTATGGCAAGTCTGTTACCGTGAACTCTGCCTATCGCAGTCCTGAGTCAAATGCTGCTGTGAATGGGTCGAAGTCCTCAGACCATTGCAAGGGCATGGCGGCTGACATCGAGATTGTTGGTGTTGCCAATGCTGATTTGGCTCAGTGGATTATGGATAACCTTGAGTACACACAATTGATTCTGGAGTTTTACACCCCAGGCATTCCTGACAGTGGTTGGGTTCATGTGTCTTACGACCCAAATAACCTGAAGAAACAGGAATTGACTGCCACCAAGGTGGCGGGTAAGACCACCTACTTGAATGGTTTGGTGGCCTAATCGTCTAGGAAAAAGAGCAGGGCGACTACAGCTAGTAGCGTCACTGCTCCTCCCAAGGCGAGTACAAGCAAGATGTTGATGACGTTACTCAGCACCTTTTACCTTCCATTCACGTTCATTACGTCCTGATTTTGACTTGACTGTGCGTCCTGTCAACTCAATAAATCCCATGTTGGACAACTCGTTTAAACGTCTTGCGACCTGATTTGGGTCTAAGCCGCTATGTCTGGCTATCCCATCTTTCCCAAGCGCACCATGAGCCTTTAAAGTGTCCACAATCATGGAGAAGTGCTTAGAAGCCAAGTCTTTTGCTGAGTCTGCGGCTTCGTAGCTGGTAATTGGGTCAGAGGTTCTCACCCGATTGAAGATTGGCAAGTCAAAGAACTTCTTCACGCTGCCACCAAAATGTATATCGTCTAGTTTTGTCATCATTCACTCCTGTTAAGTTAGTGGGTACTCACTTACGCTTTCCCCATTGAATTACATCAAAAAGGGATTCCGTCATCCAGATCATCAAAGCCAGCTTTAGGCTTGGCCTTGGCTGGTGCTTGGCCTTGTTCTTCTTTAGGACTGAGAGCTAGACCCATGAACTTGCCGTTCTTGCCTTCTTTAATCCATGCTGACAGCCAGTATTCCTGACCATTCACCCGCACGTTGCCTTTGTAATCAGGAAAAGTAGGTTTATCTTTTTTATCGTTCTTAAACAAAACCCCAGAATTGTCGCGCTGCTCCATTTTTACACTCCTTTGTATGTCAAACCATCTAAAACACGTTTAATCGTTGTTATAGATACATTAAATTGATCGGACAGCTTATCAACTGATTCCCCAATCGTTTTTGATAAACGAATAGTCTTCACCATTTCGTCTGTCAACTTTGCGCCTCCATTTCTAGAGCCTATTGTTGCTGTTCCATGCTTAATAGCATCTGCAACATTTTCTTTTCTAGTTCCCCATCTTAAATTTTCCAAGCGATTGTCTAGCTTGTTTCCATTGATATGCAATGCTTCGCATTTCTCTGGACATGGGCTAACAAACGCATGAAGCAAAAGACGGTGTTTCGTGAAAGTCTTTGTTTTGTTGTTAAAAGAAAAACTCACTACTTCATAACCATTGACAGCAACTGTGAATTTCTTTTCCTTGCCATTTCTCCACAATCTTCCATCTCTGGATATGAAAGTGTCAGGCAAAAAATCCACTGAAACAATATCACGCTGTTCCATATTTACACCTTAATTTCATTGAGTTTTTTAACTTTGTCGTCCACTTCCGCAAGAAACTGGATAACCTCTTTTTCGAGTTCTGCAATGTACAAGTCATTGCGCTCGATTCTTTTGATGAACAACTGAAGATGGCTAGGCATTCGTGGGTCGAAACTCACAAAGTCGCACCAACTTCTGTCTGCACATCGCATCTGCCACTGCATCTGGTCAAAGTACTTCTTAGCGGGTTCTTCACCCAAGACAGTATCAATGTGGGTTGCAGTGTTTGGGCATTTGATCTCCAAGCATCCATCGTCACCTACCAAGCCATCAGGAGAGGCGGCAGACATAGGAATAGTTGGATGGTCAATAGCACCTACCTGATTAACCATATTGCCTGTTTTAGCCTCGTATGCGGCTCTGGCATATAACTCCTGCTCCACACCCCATTCCATAGCGGCATTTGAGTAGGATTCTGCCACTTGGTTGGTCATGCGTTCGACTACCAACTGTGCCATGTAGTTTGCTCTACTGGTGCTGTAGCCTGTCTTTGTCTTGGCAACAATGTCAGATATACGAGAAGCAGTGGCCTTGCCACAACGCTGTGCAAACCATTCTGGCGATTGCTGAGTAACTTCGCTCATGCTTGTCCCCTTGATCTAATATTAGAGGCAATGACATTGGCTTGATAATGCCCACTCCAATCATCCGCAAACTTTGCACAGGCTTCACGTTCTTTAGCCGCAATCATTTCAGCAAAGACTTGCAAGTGTTTAGTTGAAATATTCCATGAAGTAAACCCAACATCTGTTTTACAGGCTTCTGTAACCATAACAACAATTTCATTGTCGGTAAAAGTCATTTCAACGCTCCTTTACGCTTTTCCTTGGCATCAATCACTTTTTTCTGCCAACTCTTATCAGAGCCGCAAGCAGAGTAAGCAGCAGTGTAGACATCTTTAAGTTCATCCATTGTTGAAGCAGCATCAATAGCCGCCAAGTGGTCAATCATTGCGTTTACATCAATGTCTGAGCCTGACTCACCTTCAGGCAAGTCTTCTCCAGCATAGATGTACAAGCCCAAGCCATGCAGAGACAAAGCCTTAGTCATGCACCGCATGATGGCAGTGTTGACAGCAAATGCGTCTGGGTTAAGGATTGCTTTGTTGCGAAAGTCCATCACTGGTAACTGGCAAGTCATTGATTTGCCAAACATAGTGACTGTGACAAACACCATTGCTGTGCCGTTGATATCCATGAAGCACTTGCCATCAAACATCTCTACTTTGTAAGTAGCACTGGCATCAGCTTTCAATGCTTCAGCCCATGCCCATGCCCAAGAGAGATATGTCAGATTATTCTTTTTCTCTGTGTGATTATTTACATTGGTTGAAAGCATTTGAGCAATCATTTTGCTACGCTCAAACAAAAAACCTTTTTCATCTAAAACCATCATCATTCACTCCTATATACGCCATCTAAAATATCTTTTGTTTCTTGAGCAACCATCCACATTGCTAGATGTGTCAGGTCGGCATGGATTTGGGCTATGTCGTTACTGTATCCTTCGTATTTTTTGTGAAGGCACTTGTCCGACAACTTCTTGGTGTTCTGCTCGA